TGGTACTGGTGGTACTGGCGGAACAAGCGGAACAGCTGGTCAAGCAGGTTTCATCTATATCAATAAACCTGGAGGAGCAACTGCTCCAGTTGCAGTACAGACGGCAACCGCTCCAGCAGAAGGAACCGAAGAAAAGAAATAATTAAAAAAAGCTCACACAACTAATGAGACACATAAACATAGGAAATTACGCAATATTAAACGAGAGCAAGTCTTTGGGCTACTATTCGCTAACTGAAGCCGGTTCAGCTGGTACCGCTGGCACAGCCGGTTCGCCTGGTGCAAAACCTGAAGGTAATACCATTTCAATTGAACCAACTGATTCTCCGGAAGTTCAGGCAATCAAGAAATTAATTATTGATAATGCTAGCAAAGGCGATAAAGCGGACGCAGAATTCTTAAAGCTTAACGCTGAGTCTGCAAACTTAGTAGCGTCTGGCCAATCTGGTCCAGGTCGAGTTACCGTAAAAATCGGAGACCAAGAATACGCAGTTTCAATCTATGTAGCTGGCGGTAAAACCGCGTCTGGAAAATCTGGAGTTTATATTGATTGGGATTCAACGTCTAAGGTAATCGAAGGTTTAGATATGAATTACTTAGCAACTCAATTTAGAAAGGGTGTTGAAGGAAGTTCAATTTTCGGATTAAATTTTGGAACAGACGAAGACAAGCTTGGTGCATTAGCTGGAGCAATCTATCGTATTGGTTACGAAAAAGGTGCAAACGTGCCAGAAATATTCAAAGCATTAGGTACTGCATATCAGACAGCATATAATGAGTCCCTAATGGATGCGGTTAAAGGAGATTTCTCTGGAACTCCTGAAGTTTTAGCTAGAGCAGTTTACGGTGATACCGTTACTGAACAAGATATTGCGACCGGAATGGGAGTAGATTTTCTAGAATCATTGGTAGTAGACGTTGCGATTGGGCTTTGTACATTCGGTGTAGGAGCCGCGGCAAAAGGCCTTATTACTGGAGCTAGAGCGGTTAGAGCAGCTGGAGCCGTTAATAAATTAAGAGGAGGTTTCACAGCATTTAGAAGCGGTGCAATGGCAACAACTGGAGCTGAAGCAACTGGTGTTGGAGTTCAAGGAGCGGCAAACGTTTCAAGACTGGCAGCTGGTGCAAATGACTTTAGAGCAGCTCAATCAGGTTTCTCAACCTTAACTCAAGCAGGCAAAGCTGCTCAAGTCGGTGGAAAAATCGGAGCAGGAGTTGGTGCCGGAATGGCAACAGGCGGAGCTCTCTCAGCCGCAGCAAGCGGTGCAGAACCAGTTCAAGCTCAAAACTTCACAGCTGAAGATGCAGCATTTGCATTCTGTACTCAAATTAGAGAATTAGCAAAAGGTTATACTGACGGAGCTGACGAATTACAAATCACCTTCATGATCACTTCACTTAGCCCACAAACAGCAGCAGTTGTTAAACAAGTATGGTCTAAGAATTTTGGAGAAGACGGAGACTTTTACGAGTACTGCGTTGCTTCTGAAATAAGCGGAGACATGCTTTCTCTATGTAACGGCTATTGGGCCGGTATTACAGGTGGAGGACCTCTTGCTCAACAAGTTGATAAGATTTCCCAAGACATGCAAAAGACTCCTGTTCAAGGCGGTCAACAAGGCGGTCAACAAGGAGGATTTACCGCAGTTTCTGAAGCTACTGTGATTACTTCATTCTCTGACTTCCTAAAGGTTAGAAGATAATTAACTAAATATTTTTATGAAAAAGTCGGCCTAGTGTCGACTTTTTTTGTTTTGTATAGTATAATAATTGTATGCATACAGACTTTACCAACCTTAGGGAGTTTATTGAAGAGATGAAAGCTACTTCTTCGACTAATGCCAAAAAAGAGATTCTGCAAAAATACGATTCTCCATTCCTACGAAAAATATTTAAGTACACGTACACGCCATTTAAGCAGTATCATGTTACTTCAGCAAATCTCAAAAAGAGATCTGACCTAATTTTCGATAATTATACTGATCTGTTTGCGATGCTTGATGATCTGAATGAACGTCATGTGACTGGCCACAATGCAATACAAGCAGTTAATGGTTTTATCGCAAAATATAAGGAGTTCGCAGACATCATCTATGATGTGATAGATCGCAATATTAAAACCCGAGCAACCTCTACCTTAATCAATTCTGTCCTGCCTGGGACAGTGCCGACCTTTGAAGTTGCATTAGCTGAAAAATTTGAATCGGCTGAGAAGAAAGTAGATTTTGATTCAGGTATGTGGTGGGCAAGTCGTAAGCTAGACGGAGTTCGTTGCATCACCGTAATTGATGAAGCTGGTGATATTAAGTTCTTTTCTCGTCAAGGCAAGGAGTTCTTAACTCTCGATGCTTTACGCCAAGACCTTATGAAATTGGGTCTTAGGTCTAAAGTTCTAGATGGCGAAGTTTGTATCATGCGAGATTCTGGCCTTGAAGATTTTCAGGGGATTATCAAAGAAATAGGCAAAAAGGACCACACTATTGAAACTCCAAAGTATTATGTATTTGACCTATTGGATCTTGACGAATTTACAAGCGGAACAAGCGAAATAACTCTATCTGCTAGGTTAGTCATGATAAATGCTTACTTGGTGGCATCGAGTACTGGACTGGAATTCGCAGAGCCATTGCCTCAATTCAAATTAACTGATCGAGAACATTTTGAAAAGGTTGCAGCTGATGCAACTGAAATGGGATACGAAGGCATCATGATTCGTAAGGATGTTGGATACGAAGGCAAACGCTCAAAGAACCTGTTAAAGGTTAAAAAGATGCATGATGCTGAGTATCAAGTAACTGGTCTTGAAAACGGAACTCACCGAGTTATTGAAAACGGCCGTGAAGAAGAAGAGGAAATGCTGAAAGCAGTATTCGTTCAGCATAAAGGCAATCAAGTCAGAGTTGGATCAGGTTTTTCTCTTGAACAACGTCGCCACTACTTTCAAAACCCAAATGAAATTTTAGGTAAAACAATTACGGTTCAGTTTTTTGAAGAAACGACTGATCAACACGGAAACCACTCATTAAGATTTCCAGTTATTAAAACAGTATACGAAACACAAAGAGAATTTTAATCATATATGCATAAACGAATAATCATAGTAGGTCGTGCTGCAAGCGGCAAAGATTACCTTCGCAAAAAATTTGAATCACGCGGCTTTAAATACGCAGTTAGTTACACAACACGCCCGCCAAGAGAAGGCGAAGTTGATGGACAAGACTATTTCTTCTTGACTCCAGAACAGGCGGCGAGTCTAATTAAAAATGACGAGTTCTATGAATACGTTGAGTTTAACGGCTGGATTTACGGAACTACTCGAACTCAATTTGAAGAGGATGACATATTCATCATGACACCAAGCGGCTTAGCTCACCTGTCTGATGACTCCCGTAAAGATTCATTGGTAATCTTTATTGATATTGATGAAGAGGTTAGGCGTGAACGTATGACTCACCGTAATATGCCAGGCGACTCAGTTGATCGCCGTATTGAGGCTGATCGCAAAGACTTTGAAAATTTCCAAAACTACGATATAAAAATAACAAACCCAGATTTCTAACATGAATAAATTTGAATTAACCGGAACGATCATTGAGATGTTCCCAGCGCAAACTTTCAATAAGGGATTTCGTAAACGCGAATTCGTAATTGAGGTGGGAGATAAGTACCCACAAAAAATCCTTTTCCAATTGGTACAAGACAAATGCGATATGCTAGAGTCATTCGATATTGGCGATACTGTTTCAGTTGCATTCGACGTAAAAGGCCGAGACTGGACAGACAAATTAGGATCAGTAAAATATTTCACAACCCTTGAGGCTTGGAGAATTAGTGGTCAGAAAAAATCCGGTCCAATTGGCATAACTGCTGATGCTGGAGAATTTGATGACGATGTATTCGGCGATATTGATACAACACCAAGTAAACCTCAAGCCGAAACTGATTTTAACTGGAGCGATGATAGCCTTCCTTTTTAACCTATAGTATAATAGACTACATGAAATACGTATCAATAGACATAGAAACAACGGGATTAGATCCAGAAACTTGCCAAACGATTCAGATCGGTGCAGTTATTGAGGACACAGCTAATCCATTACCTATTGAGGACCTGCCTAGATTTAAGTGTCTAGTTGAACACCCTCAATACACAGGCAGCCCATTTGCACTGGTCATGAATAAGGATATTCTGGCTCAGCTTGGCGAATTGGAACGAGCGAATAAAGAAGAGCGAGCTGACTTGCGTAAGAAATACAATATCTTACCCGAAGGCCTCGTTGCAAAATCATTCGGCTTATGGTTGCAGGCAAACGGATTAGGCGATCCAGACTCAAAAACTGGTCAAGTCCGAATCACCGTTGCTGGTAAAAACTTTGCAACATTTGATAAACTCTTTCTGCAAAAACTGACAGGATGGTCATCATCAGTACAGATCAGACAACGCATGATTGATCCAGCTATCTTGTGCATGGATTGGACAAAGGATGCAGGTTTACCGAATTTGGCTGAGTGCATGAAGCGAGCAGGCATTGACGGAATCGTAACACACGATGCTCTACAGGACGCAGTTGACGTTGTGAGAGTATTGAGGTCAATTACGAAAAACTATTCATCGGTTAATTTCTAAAAACCGCTTACTATAAATCAAAGGGACCTTACGGTCCCTTTTTTTGTATAATAAACCTATGCAAAATTCTAACGTCAGACTTGGCTACTGCTGTATTAACTTATCACTAGCCGACCAAAAGATTACAGCCAACCGTGGCATGATCAAGAGAACCTTTCAGGAAAAGGGTCAAGTATATTGTGGCGAGCTCGCTCATCAAAACGTCAAGGACATTCTTAAAATTCTGCGCTGGAATCTTGCAAACGATATCTTTGTGTATCGTATGTCTAGCGATATCTTTCCATGGATGTCCGAGTACGCGATTACTGAGTTACCTAACTTTGCCGATATTCTACCTGATCTGCAAGCAATTGGCGAATTTGCGCTACAGCATGGCATGCGTATCTCAATGCATCCAGGCCAGTTCGATGTCTTGTGTTCTCCAAATCCAAATGTTGTTCGTAAAACAATCAAGGATCTTAACCAGCATGCCGAGATTATGACCTTAATGGGTTTACCTATTACCTATCAGTTCCCAATTAATATTCATCTAGGTGGATCCTATGGCGACAGGGAATCGGCTGCCGCTAGGTTCTGCGAGAATTTTAAAGTATTACACCCAAATACAAAAGCTCGTCTAGTTGTCGAAAACGACGATAAGGCTGCCCAGTATTCAGTTGCCGATCTTTACTCGTTAGTCTATTGCAAAATCGGCACGCCAATCACATTCGATTTCCATCATCACCGTTTCAATACTGGCGATCTTACTGAGGAAGCCGCGCTACGTCTTGCTTCGACTACTTGGCACGGCCATACACCTCTTACTCACTATTCAAGCTGTAGGAAAACGTTCGAGGATCCTACGGTTATTGCACGTTCACATGCCGATCATGTTTATGAGAAGATAAATACTTATGGACTCACTTTCGATATCGAGGTTGAGGCAAAGGCCAAAGATCTTGCAGTACTTCAGTATCGTCAGAATTCAGGTAAATTACTTGAAAACTACCTGGAGTTTGATGATAAAAGAGTCTTTGAAAAAGTATTAGATTAAATGTCAGAAACTAACCAAACTACTGAAACGACCACAGCTAATTGTGGATGCGGCGGCGGTTCTCAAACATCAAGCCAACCGACAGTAATGTCAAGAATCTTGAACAAGGTTTTTGTTCCGGAAATTGAAAAGACTCGTCGCATGGACTTATGTAAAGCATGCGATCATTTCAATCCAACATTCGTTCAGTGTAAAATTTGCGGCTGTTTTCTTGAGGCCAAAACTAGACTACAAGGATTTCATTGTGCTCTACCGGATATTGGTCAAGAAGCGAAGTGGTAAACTGGATAAATAAACTCGAATTTACAAATTTCAAAAAATCTATGGATAGTGATAGTAGAAACTTGGAGAAAAACGTTATTGGGCAACCTAGCGACATGGTGCGCGATGATAGCTCTGTTCTTCAATCCGTTCGGGTTCGACATCGTCCAGTACTGGCTAATCCACCTCACTGGGACTTTGTGGAGAGCGAATTTCGTATTGTACTGTATTGCGGCTCTATTCTTTGGGCTCTCTATCTTCTTTCGCAGACGCTATAAAAAACAATGAGAGACTCAATTCAACTTGAAGACTTGATCCTGATTGGCGATCAAGGCGAAGAAACTGTAATTGGATTTTACTTAGCGCCCAACGGCCACACCTACATAAAGACTCTGCAACAGTCGACTAAGTGCACAACGAATTACATCTACGAAGGTTTTCAAACTTTTTTAGAAAAAAATTCGCTAAAAGTAAAACCGAAATCCGAATTAGCGTTATAATATTAACATAAGTTCTTTAAATTACGAGGGGAAACGGTTGAGGAAGTCATGAGCTTCAATCGAGTATGTGCCAGAACAACCTGATTGTAAAACAGGTAATGGTTTAGATTAGGAGGATGCTCCGCAAGCGCTGGCTGAAACCAGCAGACCAAACGGTCAACTTGAACCAGTTAACCACTGGAGTCTAAGGTTTTGATATACATATATGGTATTTTGCAATCGGCATACGGGTATAAAATAGTCCCGTTAAATGGCTGAATAATCCTTTGCTAGGTGGGATAAAGCACTCGTACTGTTGTG